TCATTCAGGTAAATGCCAACTTCTTTATCTAAATTGGCAATCTTTTCTTTGTTGGCATTGATATTGGCATTACCACGATTCTCAAGTTCTTCGATGAAATTTTTTTGCATTTCCATCTTATCTTTAAGATTTTCTTTCTTAAGATTCAAAGATTTAATTTGATCTTTTTTTGTACGAATATAATCTTTTATGAGACCGTTCATTACAGAAAAGATGCGAATATCTAAAAGATCTTCAATAACTTCACGTCTATTGGCAGTTGTTAACTGCATAAATGGAACAAAGGCACTACTGCCCAAAATTACAATTTGAGTAAAAGATTTATAATTTACCTTTAGAATATTTTCTTCAAGTATGCGTTGATTGGCACGATCATCAGATTCTTTGTGGAGAGGGTTGCCATTAACTTCAATATCAAAAATATTAGGTTTAATTCCTCTACGAATAAGATAATCTCTATTATTTACAGAAAACTCAATTTCAACTAAACAATCTTTTTCGTTTACTGTATTGACTAATTGTGGTTTATTAATTTTTCTGAATGGTTTATTAAACAGAACAAATGTAAGTGCATCCAACATTGTAGATTTGCCAGCACCATTTGTTCCAATGATTAAATTTGTATGATTTTTTTGGAAATCAATCTCTGTGAAGAGATTGCCAGATGAAAGAAAGTTTTTGTATCTAATCTTCTTGAAAGTTATCATTCTTAGGAGGAATCACAATGTCATTAGGTGTAATAATCGCATACTTATAGGAGTAATGCTTACATGTTTTTATTGCAAGTTCATCGTCAACTTCTACTACATCCATTATAGCATCTTCTTGGTCTTCTAGCATCATAGCATACCTTTCGGCATCATCCTCTTCTTCAAATAAAAATAAAACTTTGTGCCCATGTTTATCTTGAACAGCATAAGCACCACTTTCTTTTTTATCTTTGACAGTAAGAAGAAACATTTACTCTACTTGACAAGCTTGTGCATACAAATCCTGAAAAATATTTTTGATTATATTTTTATTTAAATCAAATTCAGATTCATCAATATATCTATTTAAAATCGAAAGTGTGTTTTCATCTTCACTTACTTCAAAATCTTCAGATTCTTGAATATTAAAATTTTCAACGATTTTTAAATCTTGAACTCCCGATGAATAAATCTTATCGATAAATTTTTCAAAGTCTTTTGGTTTTGATTTTTTACGAACAATAACTTTTACAATTTTATTTTTATATTCTGTTGCATTGAAAAGTTTATAATTCGTATCTTCATAATAAACATTATAAAATAATTTATATGGATTATTAACTGGGGTATGAGTGAGGGTATCCGTATCGAAAATGGTAAATCCTCTTGCATCGTTTACATCATTCCAGAACATTTCATATGGATTCCCTAAGTAGAAGATTTTTCCGTTGTCCGATCGTGTATGGTAATGACCTGAGAAGACTTTAGTGAACTTGTCAAATAATTTGCTGTCCATACCGTCTTCCATGATGTGTCCACGATGTGCTCTAAATCCGTTGAGTTCAAGGTGCCCCATCGCACATAGGCTAGATGTATTTTTAATATGTTGGACAGTATTTTCGTAATTTTCTGCATTAATCCAGGGAATAAACAATACTTTTAATTTATCTAAAATAACTTCAGTAACTTCACTATAAGTTTTGATGTTATCGTAAGTTTGAAGAAGAAGTTCTGGTGAATTTACATTATTGGTATTTTTGTAGTAACAGTCATGATTTCCGATAATCATATGAACATCATATTTTTTAAGTCTATCAAATACGACTCTTTTTGCCCATTCTAAACTCTGATAATCAATCGACTTTCGACTATCAAAAGCATCTCCCATATGCACAACAGTATCAATTTTTTCTGCTTCTATGGTAGGGAAGAAAACATCATCATAAAATTTTTGAAAGTAATCGTGCAGATGTTTAGATCCTTTTCTGCACCCATAATGAGTATCAGTAATGATTGCTACACGCATTATCGGTTTCTATATTGAATTTGATCTTTGATGCTATTATACTCCGAACTGTGTCCAGAAAGCAAGCTGTCGTCAACCATCATAACTTCATCAAAACCAGTCTTTTCAATAATCTTAGTCTTGATATCTAGTTGCTTTTTCTCCTTCTGAATGCGTCTCAAGAAAGCATAATGAATAATTTGAGTAAAGTATGCAAAAGGGTTTTTTGATTTATCTGGATCAAAGTTGTGAATATATTGTACGCAATTTTCAATCCCATCAGAAATCATATCCTCACGGAACATATAATTTACAAAATTAGGTTTATATGATAGGTGTGTTGCAATCTTCAAAAAACATTCACCAAGATAATTTGGGATTGGAGGTTTTCCTTCCCAATGCTTTCCCCTTTCTTGTTTTGGTTGTTCTGTAAGATCTTTATCAAAAGTCTTCATGTATGATTTTTCTACCTTAGAACGATAGACAATCATTGCTTCCAATAATTCTTTATTGTTTACATAATGTTCTGATTTCTTTTTGGGCATAACTCATTCTCTTTAATTATAAAACTATAAGTTGTCTTTATTATAACATACTTTTCGGGGGCTTGACAACTTACAGAATCATGAGTAGAATACCTTTGTTGGGTTTGAAGATTGAGCTTTAGCTTTCTATAGAGTTATTAAATATATCTTCTAGTTTCTTACGGGCTTCTTCAACAGAAGAGATGTAACCCATACTTCTTGATGGTTTAATCTTTCCAGATGATTGTTGTGGTTCAATAAATTCATCATTGAGATATTCATGATAAACATGAATTAATTTTTCATCTTTAGTTTCTGTCATTGTAATAATCTTATCAAGTTTTACAATAAAGAAATCATCAGATGACATTTCAATCCATGATTTAACTTTAATATGCATACCATGATGAGAATGGAGAATTTTCATTGTAATTGGATTTTGCATTACAATTAAAGGATCTCCATCATTTTCATCAATAGAAATTAATGAAAATATTTCTTCACCAGATGTAAGTTTTATAATTGCGTAGAATTCATCTCCCATTAGTTTTTAATTGGTATATTTACAATGTCATAATTAAAATTTTCTTCGTTATAAACTTTAATTCTTTCGATCAAATGATTAAGGGTGTAATTTCTCCGTGATTTGTAGGAAATGTCGTCAGCAATATCATATAAAGTTGCTTTTGTTTTGTTATTGCCTTTTCTGAGTACTCTTCCAATACTCTGCAAATTTCTAATTCTGGACTTTGAAGGAGAAGCAAAAATAACATTATGGAGATTTTTAATGTTAATTCCTGTACTAAAAGTACCGTAAGATGCTATAATAATTGCATTATTTTCTTTCTCAGTAATCTCTCTTACTTTTTCCCTATCTTCAGTTGCCACTCCTCCATGAACAAAGAAAACGTGACGTTCATCCACCTTACTATTATTTATTAATCTGAATAATGGTTCTCCATGACCTTCAACTCTTGCAAAAAGAACTAATGTATTTCCTTTTAAATCAAGAGCAAGATTCTTAATAAATTTATTTCTTCTCTCATGATTAATAATATACTGAACTTCTTCCTCAAAAGTTTCAAATTTATGTGCAGGGTGCTTCAGTAAAAGCACATTAATATCTAATTTGGCAACATGACCTTTTGCCATTAATTCTTCAGTTCTAATGATTTTATATGATGGACCAAATAGACCTTCTAACACCCATTTATGTGTTTGTGTTCCATCTAGAGTTCCGGTAAAACCAAATCTATATTTTGCATCTGCAAGTTTTGACATTATAGATATTAATGACTTTGATTTAAACTGGTGTGCTTCATCTCCTACAACCACATTGAATCTTGAAAAGTATTGACGGGGAAGTTTGTAGATGGACTGCCAGGTTGTGATAATTACCTGAGAATCCGTTTCTCTTTCTTTCCCCGCATAAATCTTGTGGCAATATGAACCTACGTTCCAACCATAGTCTGCAAAATCTTTATACATCTGTTCTACTAGGGAAGTCGTCGGAACGACTATCAGAATATTTT